TCATGCCTCCGCCTCCGGGTCGTTGAGTACCCAGATTTCCGGATTCTCCACGGGCAGAACCGCGTTGTTGGTCTCCGATTGGAAGTGCGTCGGGAGCAGGGGGACGAGGAGCCGGGTGATCTCGCCGGTCTCGGGATCGACAGTCTCGCGGTCCGTCCCGAAGAGCATGTCCTGCACCAGCAGGTAGCCCTTGGTGGATTTGCTGACGGGAATATCGAGCTCGGGCGCGGAGCGCAGGAACTTGATGTATCCCTTGTTGGCGAGGACGTTGATGCGACGGGCGATGGTATCGTCGCCGCCCAGCCCGTGGGTGTTCTCGAACTGTGCGGCGAATGCGCTGCCGGTAAAGACCCGCCCTTCGCGGGCTTCATTGGCGATGATTTGCAGGATGACGTCATGTCGCCGTGTGCGCTCGGCATCGAGCTTGCGGCCGATATCCTGCCGCACCAGCCGCTCGCCATGGCGATCGAGTTCGACCCAGGCGCCGCCGCGCTTGTCGACCAGCAGGGGCTCGAGGCCGGGGCCGTTGCGCAGTTCGATATGCAGCTCGCGCGGCGTCCGTTCCTCGTCCGGCCGAAAGAGGATCATGCCGGAGGTGTAGAAGCCCCGGAGCGCGCTGGCGCCGGAGAGCGACAGGAAGGGATCATCCTTCACCTGTTGCTTGCTCAGCTTCTTGGTGTGGTGGGCAAGGATGATGCCCGCCTCCGGGGCGACCTGGTCGCGCAGGGCTTCGACGCGGCTCTGCAGAAAGAACAGCATCGCCGCGTTGTCGTTCTCCCCCTCACCGGCGGGGCCGCCGTCAAAGACGTTGCGGATGGGGTCGATGCAGATGATGTCCGGCGGCCCTTCGGGAAAGGCTTGTCGGATGGCTGCGGCGATGAGCGGGACGCCCTGCTCATCCAGCAGCAAACGGAGCTTTGGCGTGACGACGAGCGTGTCGCGGGCCCGGGCGAGGATGGCTGGGTCGAGCCGCAGCTGCTGGAGGCGTTCGCGGAGGTAGTGGTACTGGATTTCCGCCTGCAGGTAGAAAACCCGGAGCGGGCGCGGGGCGGTAAAGCGCAGGAAGGGTGCGCCGGCCGCGGCGTGCACCAGCAGGCTGATCAGGAAGTCTGACTTCCCGACCTTGGGCGCGCCGCCAAGGACGAGCATGCCGCCCGGCGTCAGCACGCGCGGCCCGATCAGGTCGTCCGGCATCGGCGAGGTGTCATCCAGCAGCGCGCCGAGGCTGTGCGCGGGGACGCTGGCAGGGGGCGCGGCCTCGGCACGCAGGAGCGGCGGCCCGTTCCGCTCGACGTGCAGCGCCCAGATCCGGTCGGCCTCGGCTTGCAGGCGCGGCAGCGGCCATTCCGGCCGGAGGCAGGCGGCGTTGTATTGGCAGATTGCCTCCCAGCCCTGATCGGCGGTGAGACGGCCGTCATGGACCTGGCGGATAAAGTGGCCGATCGCGGCGCTCGCCCCCTGGAAGCGCGTCCAGGCGTCCTGGCCGGCCTCTCGCACTGGGGTGGTCAGGATGGCATCGAGGCTGGGTCGGCTGCCGGCGAAGCGTGGCCCCGGCGTGGGCAGGCCTGGCAGAGCCGGCATGGCGGCCACGGCGCTGGCGAAGTCTGAGAGGTCGAGTTCGACCTGCGGCCGATGTTCTCGGATCGTGACCAGCCGCTGCACACCGTGTTTCTGGTGCACGGTGCCGGGGACGCGGATGGGCTGGTGGGCGGAGCGGAAATGGGCGTCGCCGCCCACCTTGTCGGCGATCTCCCCGCGCAGCGCGCAGAGCCGGGCGATATCCTCGCCCTCGGCGGGCGCGGAGAGCCGCCACCAGGCATGCAGCTTGGCCGCTCCCTCCGCGGTTCGCCCGCCGCTCTCCACCAGCAGGGTGGGCGGCCCGAGATGCGTGACCAGATGCGCCAGCTTGGCGTCGATATCGCCCGCGTCGAGGTCCACGACCGCCGCCTGCATCTGCAGCACGTGCTCGGCTCGGGCCTGGCCCTGGCCAGTGACGGTGCCGGGGATGACGTAGACCGCGCTGCCCTCGCGGGCGGCCCAGGTGGCATAGGCGTTCAGCGAGACGGCGGCATGTCCATCGGCGGGGATCCAGATGTTATGGGGCTTGGTGCCCTGCGCCTGGCCCTGCTCAACGAAGCCGCGAACCGGGATGAGGCCGTCGCAGTACCCGAAGACCACGTCCAGGAAGGCCGCGATCTGCTCGATATCCGGCGAGAGGCGGATGCCGGGGGCCGCCGGGATCGATTGCCCATCGCTGGGCAGCCGATCGCCCGCGATCTGCCCGCCGGCGGGACGATCGCCCGCCTCCTCAGCTAGCGGTGCCGCATCGTTGAAATCGCCCCAGGGGTTCATGCGGGCTGCGCCCAGCAGCGCTTGGCCCAGGGGCAAAAGCGGCACTCGAAATGGTCAGGCTGCTTGGCCAGGCGGGGCAGCAAGTCCCCGGCATCGGTGGCGGCCAGGATGCGCACGGCGCGGTCCGACATGCGCTGCGCCAGCTCGGCGTTGAACGGCACCAGCTCATGGTGCAGCTCGGCCGTATCTTTATTGATGGCCGTGAACAGCGCGGGATGGTCGGCCACCCCCGGCACGGCGGCGTCCATATAGGCCTGATAGACGGCGATCTGGGCGGCATAGATCGGCTTGGCGATGGCGACGCCCTTGCTCGCCGTCTCGCGCCAGGCCTTGGCGTTCATGGTCTTGCATTCCCAGAGGGCGGGAAAGGCCATGCCGGGAATGTCTGGCCCGCCGGCAAAGACGCCGTCGACATGGCCGCGGATGCGTCCGCCGGCGACCGAGAAGCCGAATTGTGGGGCATCGGGGCGATCGCCCTTGCGGGTGAACAGCGCAAAGCCAGCCTCCCGTAGCCAGGCGACGGCGACGTCCTCCAGGGCATGGCCGATGCCAAAGATGCGCAGCAGCCGCCCGTCGAAATCGGCGCCCTCATCCTTTGGGGCCTTTACGAACTCGAATTGCAGCGCCCGCTCGCAGGCGTGGCCGAGGCGCGAGCCGCCGAGATAGGTGCGGGGCGGCGTGGCCGCGTTGCTGGCGACCAGGGCCGCATCGATGGCAGCGTTGACGTGCACCGAGGTCTGGCTGCGGCTGTTGAAGTCCAGCATCAGAGCGGCATCTCCCCGGATGCGCCCTGGCGGGCGATCGCCTGCATGGCCTCCTGGAAGCCGCCGACGACGACTTCGATCAGCGTCAGCACCTGCGGCTCGGTCAGGTCCTGCAGGCGGGTGTCCCAGCCGACTTCGCCGAAGGACTCGCCCAGCAGGCGGAGCGTGGCGCGCATGGCGGCCTGTTCCTGCTCGGTCAGGTCAACCATGGCGGGTGCGGCCCTGGCCGCGAGATGGGTCCAGAAGCCCTGGCAGGGCATGCTGCAGAAGCCGACCGCAGGCCGCGGGGCGACCTTGCGGGTCGGGTCGAACCAGCCGAACCCCCGCGAGGGTCGCGCGCAGACGGCGCAGGGCGGTTCCGGGGCGCGGGCCATGGCTCATGCCGCCTCCGCCAGCCCGGCGGAACGGGCGCTGAACACCAGGCTGCGGATCGCCTGCCGGTTAAACCTGAAGGTCAGCAAGGCCGATGCCTGGTAGCGGGTCAGGCTGAGATCGGCCCGGACTTCCGGCGGTAGGTGGGCGAGCTGGCGCTCTGTGGCGGGCTCGCGCAGCCAGCGCTTGCTCTTATGGGCGCTCTCATCCGTCTCATGCGCGTTGAGCCAGTCGTCCGCGGCGGCCAGCGCGACCAGCTTCTCACCGATGGATAGCAGGCGGGGCCGCGCCTCCTTGGCGCCCCCCACGGCGTGCCAGGCCCCGTTCAGGAAGAAGATGCCGGCCCAGCCATGAAAGCCATTGGCGAGCAGCGCGGCATCGTCGCCGAACAGATCGCACCACTGGAAGGGCGAGCGCTGCAGCAGGTCGATCTCGGTCATAATGAAATCGGTCAGCGCCGCGACCGGAGGCTTGCGGGATTCGAAGACGTGGCCGCAGATCGGGCATTCCCTGGCGGAGAGGGGGATGCTCGCCTCGCAGCTCGGGCAGGTCTTGGTCAGCGCCTTGCCCTGGCCGGGCTCGCTATCGAGATCGACGTCCTGCTCCAGGCACCCATGGATCTGCGAGGAGGTGCCGAAGTCGAGCACGATGCAGTCGCGCTTGACGATGCCGGGGTGCTCGGCCGGGTCGACCGTGCGGAGGCCGCGGCCGACCATCTGGATCATGGTGCATTTGAAGGAGCTGGGCCGCAGGAGGATCACGCAGCTGGTGGGCGGGTGATCCCAGCCCTCGGTCAGCACGGCCACATTGACGACGATGCGGGCCTCGCCCGAGGCGTAGGCGGCGAGGACCGAGCGGCGTTCCGCCTCGGGCATGTCGCCGGTCACCACGACGGTAGGTATGCCGGCCCGGTTGAACGCCGCGGCGGTATGCTCGGCATGGGCGACGGTGGAGCAGAAGGCCACCGTCTGGCGATCGCTGGCTTTCTCCTGCCAGTGCTGGACCACGGCCTCGGTGACGGGGACCGTATCCATGACCTGAGCGACCTCGGCCATGTCGAATTCCCCGCCATTGCGGCGGACGCCGCGCAGCTCCTCCTCCACACCGACATCGATGATAAAGGTGCGGGGCGGGACCAGATGGCCCGAGGCGATCAGCTCGCCGAGCCGGATCTGGTCGGCGACGTTCGAGAAGACGCGCCGGAGCCCGTGCTGGTCGCCGCGATTCGGCGTGGCGGTGACGCCATAGATGCGGCAGCTCGGATTGCGCTGCAGGGCATGGTCGATGATCCGCTGGTAACTCTCGGCGACGGCGTGGTGGGCCTCGTCGATCACCAGCAGGTCGAGCGCCGGCATCGCCTCCAGGTTCGCCTGGCGGGTCAGTGTCGGCACCATGGCGAAGGTGACCTGCCCGGCCCAGGATTTCCCTGCCGCGTCGACCACTGACGTGGAGATGCCGGGGGCGACGCGGCCGAACTTGCTGCGGTTCTGTGCCGTCAGTTCATCCCGGTGGGCCAGGACAGCGGCCTTGGCGCGGCCGTTGGCGATATGGGCAGCCACCGCCGCCGACAGCATGATCGTCTTGCCGGCCCCTGTCGGCGCGACGCCGAGGGTATTGCCGTGGCTGTCGAGCGCAGCGAGGCTGCGCTCGACGAAGAGCTTCTGGCGGGGACGAAGCATCACGCCGGTGGGCCCCTCCCTCAGCGCGCCCAGGACGGGCGCGGGTCGGCGGTGCCATTGGTGGGCGGGGCGGCTGCCGGGGCCGTGCCCGGGAAGCCTCCCGGAAAGGCCCCCTGGGGCATGGCTGGCGCCGCCGGCGGGGCATACGCAGGCGGCGCGGCGCGCAGGCCCATGATCTGGGCGTAGTCCCGATGGTCGGGCGTCACCGCCATGCGGATTTCGTTCTTGGTCTCCCCGCCGGCGTCGGTGCCGTGCTCGATCTTGGCGACGAATTCGAGGCCATCGAGCTCCCCGAAGCTGCTGATGCGGCGCGCCGCCTGCGCCTGGGGCGAGACATCCTTGTCGGAGATGCCGCGGGCCGAGTTCAGCATGCCGCGCACGAAGCTTCGGCCCATGCTGCCCCACTCGGGTCCCTTGGGGCTGTAGAGCCCGATCAGCGTGAAGACCTTCCGCTTGGCGTAGGGACCTTCCAGCACCGTGAACTCGCCGTTGAGGTAGACCGCGCCGGTGCTGCCGCGCGTGGCGAAGCCACCGGTCCAGCCCTGGCTCGGGTCGTCGAAGCCGCCGGGGCGGATGGTCAGGCGGACCTTCGCCAGGGTCCCCTTGGGGATCAGGTTCGGGTTCGACTGCGCGTCGTTGTAGTCGTTCCAGGAAGCCATCATGCGTCTCCGTCAGGTGTTGGGGGTGGTGGTGGCGGTGGGGGCCGCGAGCGCGAGGCGTTCGGCCGCCGGGCGG